TCCACCAGAATCACTCTTTCCCTCTTTTCTCTGCCATGCTGGAGATCCTTCTTCAAGTTCAGTCTCCTCAGTATGTAGGAATTGCTCTCCTGGTTTAATTTCCGAGATTTTATATGACTGAACTCTTGATCCAGGATATACTTTATCGAGTTGATCCTGAACCTCTGAACGACTTGGTTGTGCAACAGACGGGAAGAACATTTTTATAACATACATTCTCCCTCTCCAAGAAAGGAATACCTGGATAATATTTCCCGTTTTCGCTGGAATACGAGTTGCCTCAACCATTGCTTCGATATCATATGTTTCAGCACATATGCATGGATTTTGACCACATCTAGGGCATTTTGTTGCCTCCATCTTTGTTTCGTTCTGGACTATATCATCAATAACCGCAAAGGTTTTTCCATAAGCATCCGTAAGTTCTATCTCCTCTTTCTTGGTTTTTGTCTTCTTCACGCAGTTTGGATATCTCTTTCCAAACATAGTCTTCATACCTTTTTGCTCATATCCAGGCCAGCACTTTTCGTTCAGTTCAGATCTCCAGTCAGAAAACTCTTCTTTTTTAGTTTTATTGCCCCAGTTTTTTGCACCTTTTTTGCGACACTTAACTAAAGCACCTGATGCATATGCAGAAGGCCATACAGAGTAACGAGACTTGACCTTATGGTAACAAGCGTCCTTTTCTCCTTCATTGACTTGAGTTTCTTCAGTGTTCACGTTAATTGCCTTCCCCCTTCTATTTGGATTTGGATCTTCACGATTCTTGCGTCTAAATGCTGCAGTCTCTTCCTTATCAGAGAGTGCCGCTTTCATTTTTGAAGAACCACACTTTGGTTTTGTGGTTTGTCCTGGTTGCTTTGCACAGGGTTTTCCTGCATATTTACCACCGAGTTGAACCCAACCAGGCTTCCCATCAGAAGAGCGACTCTTGCTAAACCAGTCACGCAAAGAATTATCACCACTTTTGTTCCCTTCGAGGACTGCATCTGAGAAATTGGAGACATGACTTTCGCCCACACCCCCTTCACCCCCATCTCCTGAGGTGATTCCTGAGTCTTCTGCGGCCTTTTTAATCTCATCATCATTTGCATCATCAACAGAATACTTGTCCCACATTTTAGGACCATAACCGCACTGATTTCTTTCTTCTTTCTTTTTACAAAGACGACAGTATTTCTTCATTTATGCGAGAAATCATTACTTATATTTATTTATCATTTTTTTTTAACCCGTCCTTTAATATTTTTGCAAGTTCTGCGGTTGATCCTACAAATAATGCATTATTAACTGTTGATGGACCTTTTTGTTTTTCTTCAGTATTAACTTCCTTTAACTTCTTCTGAAGATCCAGTAGTTTATCTGTGGCATCAGATATGCTCTTGATTAGTTGTCCAGTAACTTCATATGCTCTTGGAGAATCTGTCTCCTGTGCTAACTCAAGAGCACCATTAAGTGCTTCTTGACCCTTTTCAATCAAAGAATATAAATTGCCGCGAGTGTATTCATAATCTTTTTGAATGTCCTCATCAGATAATTTTTTTGGATCAACTTTTTTTATTTCCTTAGATATTACCTCACCATCAACATCAAATGTCTCATTTAATTTGTTAAATTTATCTACCATCAGAATAAGTCACCATCAAATCCAAAGTCATCTCCACTTTCAATCAATGCATTATCTTCTTTAGTGATAAGTTTGATTGGTGCCCCTTTGAGGTGTGAAGTTATGGTTGTCTTATCTTGACCACGATCTACAGTAATCTTATTGCCACTGATTGATCGGATATATAACTCCTCTCCTTCAAGATCTACATATGACTTTGCAGTTAATCCGCTAACATCATCCACAGCAATAACTGTTAGTGTCGTATCAATGTTATCGGAAATATTTGTGGCAATATCTCCATTATAATCTCTGATGGCTCTTGGAGAAACTGAATATGTAACATCTCTCGCAGCACTTGATGAATCTCTTCCAGCAATATAATTGACAGTTGCCTTCTTGATAATATCTTTGGATGCTGAGGTAACTGGACCAAACAGGTAAGTCTTTGCGGTAAATCTTAGTGTATATAATAAAACTCTTCTAGATGTAAAATCACCGTCGTAATCGTCCTGCATAGTAATATTTTCTAGAACGATTGGAATATCTTTCTTCTCTTTAATCTGCTCAACTAATTCTATTGTAAGATTATATGCTGGTTGAAAGTATGGTAAAATCTGCTCAACAATCTGCAGCATATCATCATTTAACTTAGTCATAATACTCAGTTCAAATTGCATATTATATGGAACTGGCATATAAGTTTTTTTGACTCCCGTGCTATCATCTGGATCTTTAACGACAAACTGTTGAGTTGTTGTAATTTTTCTAGCGGGATCATATGTGAGTCCAGTAAACTCAAACGACATTCTCGGAAGAGTAATTGCAGTTGATTTATTTAAATCTGGAGACTGGTCAATTCTTGCAAGAAACTTTTGAGTGGGTCCATATGCTAGAGGTACTTTTATAACGTTTGTTACACTGTCCGCACCATCAAAGTGCTTGATCGTCACGTTATTGAACAGAGTTCCAAAAGCAATAATCGTTTTTCTTAATATTTCGTTGTAAAAATACTCAAACATGACTAATTTAGATTATATTTTATTTATGGTGTGCCGAATGGATTTTGTTCAGAGAAGTCGAGTATCTCATCCGCTTCTACTTCAATATTGAAGTTATCAGCATATCCATCGTCAGTTGGTTCTGTATCTATAAAGATTATTTTATGTTCTGCTCCTGATCTAGATCCAATAAGAATTTCGCCGACAAGGAAAGTTCCACTAATATTTGATAGGTCAAGAACATTGGTGTAGTTCCATTTTCTCACTCTTGCTGTTGTCCCACTAATAGAGCCAGTCACAATTTCATTAAACAAGAAACTTCCAGTAGCACCCATATATGGGTCTGAAATTGTAATAGTAGGTGCTTGAGTATATCCAAGACCTGCATTAGTAATATTGATAGCAATAATATCTCCATCATCCCCAATGACCGCAGTTGCAGCTGCAGATACTATAGAATCTCCAGTAAATGTAATCATTGGTGAAACCACATAACCAGATCCAGCATTTGTGACAGTAATAACTCCAACAACACCATTACCTATTGATGAAATTCCAGTAGCATCTTTACCTCCACCACCAATAAATCTGATTTCGGGAGCAACAGTATACCCTGCTCCAGGATTGACAAGATCTACTGCCTGAACAGATCTTAAACTGTTATTCGTATTCAGATTACATACTCTAAATCCACTAATCATTCTTGTTGTGGCAATACCAGTAATTCCTCCTACTGGAGCAGATGAGAATCCAACAGTTGGATGTTCAGAATATCCACCTCCACGATTTGTGATACTTACAAACTGAATTCCACCATCCACAATACTCGTAATTGCGCTTGCAGTGACACCAACACCAGAAACAGCAATTGTTTGTGTTGGACCAAGCATAGTGGAATTTCCATCATCATCATAACCATCAGATTCATTACCCAATAAATTGTCATCAATTTCCATGACTCCAGTATCAATAACTTCATCTTCGTAGCGAAAGAGTTCACACCTCAACTCATAAACATAGTTCTTTTGAAGTTGATAGAATGGTTTTTCGTGCTCCACATATTTAATTTCATATAAACGATCTCCTAAAGGAAGATATACTAAATCACCTTCCTTTGGTCTACTGGATAATTTTATATCTGGTTTATCTTTAATAAGTGGTTCGATATAATTTTCCCATCTCTCTTTAGAAATGACGAGAGTTATTTCTTGTGTTTGTTCAATACCAAATTTTGAGAGTAGTACTGGATTGTCTGCATAACCATCATAGTTCTGAATATATGCCTCGATGGGATATGCAGATTCAAATGAAGATTCAACGACTTCACGAATAATACTGTTTTCATGAAGAAATGATCTAGGCATATAATGAACTTCCACACCATACATTCTTAACTGTTCATTAATTAAGTCCTGTATGAGATTTTGCTCTCCAGCAGTTCCCTGTATGAAAAATGGATTTAACATAATTATCCAATCATATCCATTGGTGGAAGTTCATATGTGTTGGACATAACCTCTCTTATATTCTCCAACTCTTTCTCGGCATCATCATATATCTGCCTACCATTCAATTCAACTCCGCCCGGAAGTTTAACTCCCTGAAACTTAATTAAATTCTGTCCCCATTGACGCTTGATTAATGCTGTCAGATATCTTTTTAAGAAAGAATCATTCCAAACTCCTGCATAAGTATTTGGATCTAATAATCTATAACAATCTATTACCATGTATTCACCCACTCTTACATTGCCCCAATCAATGTCCAAATAGAGTCTATCCTGCCTTTGATTAAATCTAATTTGTTTTTCTGTCGTCAAAAGAAATTGCAAATCCTCCAAGTATCTTCTTGTCATTGCATATGTAAGAATCTCCATAGATCCCCAATAATAAATGTCATTTAAGAACATTTGATACTTCAAACTAAACATATTGTTAGTTGTTGCATTAGCCCCATCAAAATGATATATCTTATTTACACCAATCACAGAAGGGGGTATTTGTAGATAATTACTATTTTCTTCGTAGGTAAATGTTGTGGCAGTTCCGACAATTGTAGTTGTTTCTGTAGTTGTCACAATTCCAACTTTTTCATTATCTCCTCTTGCTCTACCTCTATCAATATCATCCTGAGTTATCTTATATTTTAGATATGTTTGAATCACACCGTCAAAATGTCTCTCATGGAAAAACTGCAAGGCATCATCAACTAGGTCATCAATTTGCTCATCAGCAACGTTGACTTCCAATACAGGAGCTCCTAATTGTCTCTTACAATAATTTACCAATTCTGATCTATTTGATGGTTGTGCCATGTATTTAACTAGACCTATTAGGAGTATTTATCATCATTCAGATATCGCACTCCCCATATATACCAGTCTCATGGTATTTTATAGTTCTATACATTTCTTGTCTAGAATCTTCCTGATGATATACTGACCAACACCAAGAAAGAGCCATTTTCCTTAATTCCTCTATATCGCCACAGTTTTCAATGTGAGGTATAAGTAGTTTAAATTGTGGATGTCGAGGTGGATTTTCTAAACACTTTTCTTTCAACTCTTCAAAATTTAACATATTTCCATTTAGTATCAGTTCATCGTATTCCAATTTTTTTTAAATTCTTGCAATAGTTTCTTGTTGCTTAAAGTATAATTTTGCAAAACATTTAGCCATGTCCTTCAAATCATCAATACTTGAGCATTCATCAATCTTGTTGGCAATTTTTGTATATTCAAAACTTTTTGAAAGATTTGAAAGGGTAATTTCTTCTGGATTCATTTTCTTAACAACTCCTTAAGTAATGATTTAATTTCTTGAATTTCATCTTTCATTCTACCGAGATCTTCTTCAATAGTTTGTACTTTTTGATTCTTTTTTGATTTTATATCCCTTCTAGAGAGATATTGCTCATACTCGGAAGAATTTACATTTATGATTGAGTTTGTTTCGGGATCTCTTGCAAGATCCCCATTTCCTTCCACTTTGTATTGATTCATATTATGCTAAAGCAATGACTCTAAGATCTTTAATTCTCGGAACATAAACCTGATCAGTTGATGTCATAACAAGTTTAATCTTGTATGATCTAAATGATGGTAACTGATCTGCAGTGAATGTATATTCTTTATAATCTAAAGTTTCTCCATCAAAACCTTTAGAGTTTGTTTTTGGAATGAATACATCAGATTCGCCATTGTTATCCTCAGCAGAAATAATCTGACCCCTAGAATCTATATTATTAAATCCTGGGAAAGGTTCAAAAATTGGATTGAATCCTTGAGTATCACTTATAGCATAGAATGCTCTAATATCATTGTTCTCATTGATATGTGCATTTACTAATATCTTAAGCGAAGATGCTGGATTTTTCAATATGATCTCTTTCGAGATGTACTGACATGCTGTAGGATCTGTGTCGATGCCATTAACTCTACTATCAGTTGCATAATCTGAAATAACATCGTTAACTCTGTTTGATGTCAGAATTGCACTAACTCTCTGAGCATCAATTACGGGGCTGATTCTGCTGTCTGTGGTATTTAAGAAAAGTCTTAAATTCATTGATTTATTTCCAGGAGAATTATTAAGATGTAGATTCTCGTTCACCTTCGATCCAATTAGTCTAGGAGACTCTAAGTAATTGGATTCGTTCAATGTAACTGGTTCAAATCCAGCATCGACGAATGGTATTTCATTGCCACTTAGGGATTTACTGGTTGTTGTTCTAACCTGTCCGGTCAGATTTGTTCCATGCACCGTGACATTTTGAACCATTGGTGTAATAATTTCAAAAGGTATGTTCTGAGATGCTCTGGTGTTGTATCCACCAACAGATTTTGTTTGATTGGCATACAGTTTTGCATATCCAATATCATCACTCCTATCATCATTGCTTGGATTGAATATCTCTGCAGTGTCAAGTCTGATATGATATGAATCAAATGCAATTGGATTATCTAATGTAACATTAGATAAATCATGAGTTCTATTGATTCGTGACAGATTGATACCATTCAATTCATACTTATATACTGGAGTTCCTACTGGATATGATTTTGGATTTGATCCTCTTGAAATATTTCCACCAAGAGTATTTCCAGTTACATCTGTGTATTCAATAATTTCATCACCAATCTTGATAAATCCAGTATTTGTGGTTCCAATACCAACATTTTCAAATGTTGTGAAACTCGTTGAATCATCCACAGAGATAGATCCAACCGAATCTACATTATATGCAGAACTCAACTTAGTTGGTTTTACATCAGATTGTGCTCCAGATATACGGACAAGATTATCTTCAAAATACATTCCATGATTTTTATGATTAACTTTTACATGAAGACCATCAGAATCGACATTAATAGATGAAATTTGAACATCTCCGCCATTTTGATTATTCAATTCTGTTAATACTCCAGAACTATTTGTATAGAATACTGGGTTTGATGAACCTATAATAAATTCGCCTTGTACATTATCTAAAATTAATTCGCTAGTATCTCCAATTGCAACAATTGAGAATCTAGCATTTCTTCCTATAGAGTTTGAACCTATGGTAGAAACTCCTACAACATCTCCTATTTGATATCCAGATCCTCCTGCACCAGAAATTGTGGCAGCAATTGCAACACCATTGTTAATGGTTATATCTGCCAGAGCACCCCTACCACTTCCACTTATAGTTGTGAGGTTAACTCCACTAAAAGTAAACTGTGATGCTGATGGAGTATATCCAATTCCCGGATTTATAATAGACAGGTTATTAATTGCTGTTCCAGCAACTCCCACTAAATCTCCAGTAGCATTTGTTCCTGATTGACTAAAAGTGTTTCCATTTTCGTAGGAATCTGCAACTGTAGTGCCGAGTCCTACTCTAATCTTTCTTGATTTAAATACTAGGGAATCTGGCATAAGAGTTGGAATCTGATCATTACCTTCCTTTAATTCTGGACTATAGAATTCTACCGATCCAGAATCTAAGAAATCGGCTCTATAGAGAGTGAACTTTAAGTCTTCCCACTGACTTGCTTCCCATGTTGAAGCATTCTGTGATTTAAACAGCGAACCCAAATATGGTTGATTTGAGATGAATGTATCAGAGAGAATATCATTCTCACCAATTCTTGAGATATAAACGCTATATTTCGTTGAATTGGAAAGTATACACATGCAATACTCACTATTTCCACCTTCAAGATATATTGGAGATTTAAATTGGAATGTTGTCGCAATAGATCCATCTGATGATGTTTCAACATCATTTGGATCCAAAACAACTTCGGAAAGGGGAACAATATTTTGGGATGGATATCCATTCTTCATTGTTCTTATCTGAAGAATTACTGGAATATCCATGTCATCTCTAGACCTAAAGAAAATGTCGCATTTTGATAAGAATATGCCAGTATCGTCTTCAACCATGAAAGATTGCGAAAGTGGATCGGTCCATCCAATTACTCTCTCAACAGGACGAGCAGTGTCAATTACTCTACTAGTACCTGAAATAACCTCTGTTCCTACAACCCTATCTACAGGTCTCTCATCAAATTCTTGTCTCTGCTCAATTCTTGCATTGCGGATTGAAATAATATTCTCCTGAACGGTCTCAAGAACTCCTGATGCAGAATATGGTTCTTCTGCGATAGTTGTTGCTAGGTTCTGATCATTATCTTCGTCATTGACCAAAGTAAAAACTTGTGTTCCCGTTTCAAATTTTGGATGGTTAATATTGTTTGGATTTGGTATATAGAAACTTCCAATCAATGTTGATGATAAATCGGAAACAAGTCTTACATTTGTAATCGTTGCTTGTGCCCCACTGGATCTTCCAGTAAGAACCATACCACTTTCAATCCAGCCACGATAATCTCCTTGAACCTCATTTGACAAAGAGAATGTATCAACATTCAGGATGTTTGATGTTGATGAATATGTGGCGGGTAATATTCTGTTTGTATATGGATTTTCTGGGAAAATTGTAATTGGAGAATCATATGGACCATCTCTATGATTTGATTGTGCAACTCTAAATGTTATTGATGGTGAAGTATTTGTTGTATCCTCATCTAGTCCTGTTGTTTGAATAGATCCCTCAACAGTTTCTCCAATTTCAAATACTCCATTTGACATAGATATTTCGATTAATTTGGGAACACAGTACTTTGTGACATCAACCCCATCAAAGAATGCATATATTCTAGTCAAAGGTTTCATTCTTTTAGAAACGAACTGAATGTTTCTAGATCTCATATTGGCGACAAGTTCTCTACTTACAACTCTATCTCCAGTAGAGGTTCTTTCAAATTCTTCAGTGACAACAGTTCTAATGCCGTTTCTTGACTCTACTCCATTCTCCACTGTTATTCTAGCATCTTCTTCAATTGTTGAAGTTGTTGTGCTCTGAATATTCCACCTGCCCCTCCAAAAAGTGATTGGATCGGACACTTCAGTCCTAGTTATAGGGTTTATAGTCGTATTAGTAACACCTGTCCAGTTGGTTGACCAAGAACCCCATACGATGGGAGCAAATCCCGTCTGTGGGTCTACATTTAGATTTCTTGAGGCATCAGCTAAGGTTTCTGCATAATTTCCCTCTATTTCGACAATCTTTGCATCAAGTCTGACTGGATCAACCCAGTTATCTGAAGCGGGAGTCAATTCAATAGTTCCTTGCCAGAAACTGATCAAGAAAGGTGTTACACTCTCGCTTCTGGTTGCAAAAGATTGTTTTAACCACTCAACTTCTGAGTAACTCAATGTGATAATATCGTTTTGCTTCCTCACATTATTTCCCTCAACGAAGGAGAAATCAAGATCATCTGATGGATCTATATTTACGACAGGTCCTGGAATTAAGTCTACAGATGTAGTATAGTGTTTTGGTCTCAGTTCTTTTAGTTCTTTATCGATACTGTTGTTGATATTGATTAAGTTATCTTGTGGTTTAAATGAACTGAAGTTATCCACAAAGAATCCAGACTTAAATCTATTTAAACCTTCAGAATCTGGAACAAACATGTTCGCAGTATTTGTTTCGAGCAATGAAAGTGATGTATAGTACTCCAGATTTCTAATTCTATTTTCAAGTTTTTTAATATCAGACATCTGATATCTTTTATACTCTAAGAATTGAATTATCGATTGTTCTGGACTATACAGGTAAGGTGGATGAGAGATTGACGCTATTTCTAAAGCGTCATCAATGTTCATAGGTTTTTCTGGCCTATCGGATGGAGTTCCATAAATGACTTGAAACTTTCCACTCTTAGTTAAGAAAATTCTATCAATTCTTCCCAAATAATATGAGAAGTCCAAGAATAATGTCTCATCAGAAGCCAATATATTTGTTGAAGAATTGCCAGACTGATTAAAGGTTCTTCCAAGGAATTCTAAGGGAGATCTGACTCCCTCTTCAACAGAGTAATTTGAAACTCTTGGTCTGATGTCGATAATATCTGAATTTGAAATCGCATCTATGGATTTAATTTCTCTGGAATAATTGTATGTATTATAAGAATTTACTGTTGTAATATCTCCCTGGTCAGTCTGATCATGATAACCACTTGAGAAATAAACCTTCAATTTCTTCGAGGGTTCTTCAGAATCAACTTTTCTCTTAATGAACCCATAATCATAAAAAGACTTTTGTTGACCAGAACTGAATGTATAATTGGATGAAACTTCAAAACTGGGAGATTCTAATCCTATTATGGTTCCATTTGTATTTGAATCCTGGAAACTTACGCTTTCACCTTCTCTAAATTTAATTTGATTTTTATATACAAATGAAATTTTAGAGTCTGATTGTTTCTCTACCAAAATTGCAGCAGCACCACTGGACTGCCCGATTATCATTTCTCCCAACAACAAATCAATTGTTGTGGTTGTAGGTGTATTCAACCCACTTAAATCCATTTGTGGTGAAGATGGATTATTCATACTCGACGACTCAAATATTCCATGAATTTCAATAATATCTGGAACATTCAAAGATAAAATCTCATCTTGAACTCTTGTTCCAAATGGATAGTTTCCATAAATCAATCCATCATTCAAAGTAGTTGCTCCGATACCAGAGCCAGAATACTTTGATTTATCGATAATAATTGAGTTGGCTTTATTTTTTATTTTTACTTTTGATTTTGGTTTTGATTTTTTCAGAGTTGCAATTAAAGTTGCTCCAGTGTCGTCCGATCCAAGTCCACTAATCTGACAAGTTTTTCCATTCGAACCAAATTGAAATTTATCTGATGTTAAACTTTCAGTTGTTCCATCAGATCGTATTAAAGAATATCTTCTAGGAATGAAAGGCAAGAAAAGTTCATTCTCGTCCGATGTGGGAAGAGTGCTATTTGCTAACTGATTATTTGCAATGTCAACTTCAAATGTTTTTCTTATGGTCAAATAAGCATCTGACAAATCTACATTAGAAACATTCTTCTTTGGAAGTTTTGTAAAAAGCGTATTATCGTCAGACTCACTTAATTTTGTTGTTAATACTCTGAGATCGGTGATATTTAAATCAGATGATGGTAGAGTTCCATTTGCAACACCAGAAACTGTTGTAACTCCTTTGACAGAAACTGTGCTTGCTCCAATGCCAATAACACTTGCCGTTATTGGATCTTCTGTAATAGAAAGGTCGCTATATTGAATTAAATCTCCAATCTTAATAATTCCTGGGAATATTATATTTGAACTTGTAATAGTACTCACTCCGGCGGAAACTTCTGATACTGTGGCAATTCCAATATTGGCAGATAATGATTGAACTATATCTGCACTAAAAGTATTGATTCCAACAATACCATCTGTTGTTCCATATAAAGATTTTGCTTTAGATATTCCAGTTTCTGTTATTGCAACAGCAACTCTGCCATTTTGTATGCCATTAAATGACAAAGTTTCATTTGCAACAAAATTGCCAGACTTTTCATATACAGTAAGAGCAACGCCTGCTGATACCGGATAACGCAGGAAAGCAGTAGCTCCACTATTTTCTCCTTTGATAAAGGTTGGTGTTGATAGCGTTATTGGTTCGTTTAAAGTAATATTTGCAAATGTTTGAATATCAAATAGAGAAATTCCCCAAACGTTAGTGTTGGGATTAGTTTCTCCATATGATCCAGAATCTAGTTTGAAATCATAGATTCTTGCAAGACCGATCTCATTTCCTGGAGGCCCATCGCCATCAATATCTGTAGTAGATCTTCTATCTCTTAGACTTACAAAATATGTGTTTCCAAGACCAACAGTAGGAGTTCTGAATACCCGGTTAAGTTTTATGGTCGATCCTGTATTATATAAGAGTGACTGATCTTCAATCGTTCTTGTAGTTCTGGGTTTTGGTACATCAAGGAATACTGGAGATTGAACTTCAAGTTCATATCCACGAATAAATGCTTTTCCTGGAGAAATTCTATAAACACCCAAATCGTTCGATGGAGTTCCTCCACTTGGAGTAAATTGTCCCGCGTTATATAATCCCCTATTGCCCAAATTATCATTCAGAGAGTTCTTGAGGGTTACGTTAAATGGTGATACGTAGTAATCTCCAGACTCATCATAAGTTCTCCTAGCTAGAGTATCTGATAAATCTTTATATCCAAATCCACTAGCTCCTGGTGAAGTTGATCCGCCAACAACCGTTTTTGTTCTTAATACACCATCTATTACAGTTGCCAACTCTACAAAACTTGTATCATCAAAATCATCTAAATCTTTTTTAATTAAACTTAAAGAAATTTTTAATCTATCTGCTCCTGGAGATGAATAGTTATTATATCCCTGAGAGTTGTCATTTAATGACTCATCAATGTCTGAAGTTATTATCTCTTCGTTAACAAACAAACCAATTCTATAATTGGGTGCATTTGTGTATTGATCGAGAACTAGAGTCTCCCTATTTACAGAAACGAAGTTTCCTCTAACAAAATAGACACCATTTTCGATGTGAAACGCAGAACCTACAGCAGAAGCATTACTTGCTAGAGTTGTTGCAAATGGGGTTCCTCTCTGAATAGTTGCATTTCCCAGCAATCCTGAAGAAATGATTTGATCTGAGGAAAGTTCTTCACCATCATTAAATGACTGTGTTAGATTGTTCTGTGTACTAGAACTCAAATAATTTACGTAAAGTGTAAGATTTCCTCTCTCAGAATCTTCTGGAAAAAGTACAAAATCTACATATGCAGTTACTCCAGACCTTTGTCCAGTAATTTTAGTTCCCACTAATTGCTCCGCATACGCAGATACTGGAACACCTTGATAATTATTATCTAGTTGAACACAATAATACAATCTGGAATATCCAGTATTTCCTGGTATAACCTTTGACCCTTCTTTAAAAAAGTGTTGACCAAATTTTTCAATCTGATCTTGCAATATTGATTGAAGAGTTGTTAATTCCCTTGCCTGAATTGGATATCCAGGTTTAAATAAAACTCTATAATAATCATTAGCAGAATCAAAGTCGTCAAAATATGGTGCTACGTTTAGATTGGTTTGCTGTGGCATAATTCTTTAGAACTGCAAAATGATCTTAATGTCTTCTTTTTGATTTGAAGATCTAGTTATAGAAGGTCTATTATCGACATATATGATATTTCCAGCGTGTTTCTTTACTTCTGGACTAGACAAACCGCTCGAAAATTCTTGACCAAGATAATATGTTCTATTATTTATTACAGTAGATATACCCGAGAAAGAAGTATCAATCTCAAGGTTGGAGCCAGATGACGGCACAATTGTGATATCTCCTCCACTTCCCGGAGTCGATGTAAATTCGTTCAATTCAAATCCATATGTCGGATTTGTAACACCAATTCCTGCTGTTGTAAATCCTGCTAAGGATCTATCCTGCCAGTATTTTAAAACTCCTGTTACCTGGTCGTAGTTTATAACTCTACCTACCGCTGTTGTTCCTGTAGAAATTGTCTGTGTAAAGAATGAATCTGGGCTAAAGGTTGCAGAACTATATCCTGCTCCAACTAATCTCATTGCATAAGTGGCACTTGCTTTGTCTAGAGATAAAAGAGTTGAATCTGTTGATTGTGGGTTCTCTACAAGTCCAACTCTTGCAATCTGATTTCCTGTTATAAAATCTGGATTTGTAATATCATTTTCAATTCTGGAATAAAGAAGAACGTTATATGATCCAAGTTCGTTGTATATATTTGCTCCATGACCACCTTTTGGTGAAATAATCACATCAAAGGTTGGTCTAATTGCACCATCAGGAACTCCACCAGCAGTTAAGTCTACACTACCATAAGTATATCCAGATCCTTGGTTTGATACTGTTATGGACTCGACTTTCCTATCATTATTTGTAATGATAGTGCATTCTCCACCGATACCATCTCCTTTAATTGGAATTCCGGTATATTGAGTTCCTCCAATAGGGCCAATTGCATCACCCCTATTCGTAATAGTAACAATCTTTATTGACCCATCGACAGCATTATTTCTTACTGCCGAATTATCTGGGTTTGTCTCCCAATCATGAGGAACTGGAATAAAATCAGTTGATTCAAATTTGATAATATCGCTTGGTTTGATTGTATAGAGATACTTCCAGATATAACCATCACCACTGCTACCTGCAGATCTTGGTTCTAAATCCGTAAACGTTGGTTCATCTAAAGATGGCCTTCCAGTTGGGTTATCTGGATCGGTTCCATTCTGCAAACAGATATAGACTCTGTAATCACTATTTAGAATATAATATGAAGAGGAATATAAACTGGTTGAACCTGAAATCTTAGCAGTGTTTGTTCTGCTATAGTCATGACGATACATATCATAAGTTGTTCCAGAAGACCATAATCTCCTATCAACAACTCTTCTTACATCAGAAGAGTTGATTTTTTTCAAGGCAATCATTGTATCCCAATAATTATTTTCTTCATCGAAATTATCTTTCGGTGAAGGTGGGTCAAAGTCCCAATTCGATTGATAGTCGGATGGGTTTGGAAGACCTACAAAAGAATAATATGAATTATCTGATGATCTAACTTGATCAACGAAGTTCTTTGCATTTAATATTCTGATCTGATCAGTTATAATCGCAGCCATTGTGAGCAGTTTTTATCTATTTATCATGGTTTAGATAATATAATTTTTGTATTTCAATTGCTTAGTTCTTTGAATATTGGTATATTGAGTATATGTGGAAAGTCCACTCCTCTCCGAAAGAACAATCTTACCCCAACTAAAGTTTCCAAAGTTGTTTGATGTGCTTATTCCAATCAAATTGTAATCAAAATCACTGACCCCCACAAAGACTCTCTTACACAAAGATGTTCCTATACCAACACCATTTGCATCAACTCCAGTGGGCCTTACAACCAACTCTTCGGACTGAACAACGTATATGTTGTCTGCGAACGATGTTCCAATTGATATGACATTTCCACTAGTATCAAAGGAACTGATGTTAGAACTTTCTGCACCAACATTAGTGTTATTAACAATGAAATAATCTCCAATATTTATAGAACTCAAAGTAATAGCAATTCCGACAAATTTTGGATCTCTCAATTGTGAATCAAATGGAATATGAAGATCAAATATCAATTGAGTGGTACCAACCCCAACAGAGGTTTTACCAAATCCAACAATAATTCCAGAATCTCCTTCATACGAACTTACACTATTGGTTTCAATTTTAACCGGTTCAATGTCTACACCAGATATTAGAGTTACTCTATTTTGGAACTCCAATGTGGTGTCATTTTCATTTTTTGCATCAAAGAGTGGTCTTAATCTATCAGCATAAACAATCGTAGATCCCGTTCCAATATTGTTGATGGTATATGCAATAGGGTTGATAATGGGTTCATATATTTCCCTGTCTTTTCCAATCTGCTGCTCGTTTATAATCTTATCCTCAGTTTGTCTGCACCAAACAACAGGTCTCAGTAAGTTTTCGTCCGTGGTGTTTCCCGGACCAAAATATGTATTAGTCTTGACCAAGTTTGTAGAGTCAACGCTTTCAACAGTTCTAAACTCTTCATTTAAGAATTTGGATTGACCAACTGAAGAATCGTTTTGAATAGTTAATTCATCTCCTGGTTTTACAGTTTCCAGAATCTCTCTGTCAATAACATCTGTACCGCCAGTTCCCTTATAGAAAATTATTTTCACACTATCTCCAACCTTAAGTGCTTCAGTAAATGTGAGGACACTTCCCCCATCGAAAATGTATCCTTCACCAGGAACTTGTAGAATTTCATTGACAAATACGAGTAGAACATCTTGCACATTGATTTTAGATCCCTTCGATGCAATAATTGAAACAGTATTTCCTGCCAATGATAATGGGAAGGAAGTTCTCTCTCCATCAATGAATTTTTCAATATTATCGAGAACTTCTAAGGTTCCTAAAGACCATCCGCTGAATTTATCTGTAAATATTTTATCGATAGTTATATTGAATTCTTTAAATGCTGATGTAGTTGGAATTCCTGTAGATCCTCCAAAAGGAACGGTCAGTATTTCTCCAACATTGTATCCATAACCAGTATTCTTGATTTCAAAATCAATTACACTAGATCCATATCCAACAACAATATCTACAGTCGCATGAGTCCCTATTCCAAGTGATGACGAAGAACTGCTGAATATTAGAGGAATATTTTCGTATGAAAGTGGAGAGTCGAAGGATACTATTGGTGGATTTGTTGATGTATATGCAATACCTGGATTTGTGATTGCAACACCGACTATATGTCCGCCAACAATATTAGCCGTTCCTATAATCTCAGAGAAATCTGAATTTGAAGTTCTTACACCAACATTTACTGTCTGAATCCCTGGTCGATAACCAGATCCACTATTTCCAATACTAATCGACTCAATTGTACCTCCGATTGAAACTATGGCAGTTCCTCCAGCGGATACAAGAGGTTGATAACCAAAACCTTCTGTAGATCCAACCGATACTATGATTCCGCCTTTAGGAAAACTTGATATGCCAACATCATTTGCTATTTCTTGTGGATTGCCAGTAAATGTGAGGGTAGTAATTCCTACATCTTCCGATAGAATATAATCACTGCTTTGACCAGGTCCCTGAAATACATCATTTACCAAAATGATTGCATTTTCATTAGAAATGCCGCTTACATCCAATCCATCAGACTTCAGAACGAATTTATTATTTGTCCCATCAAAATCTTGTGAGATGTCATCAAAAACATAATTTTTATGATAGGTTTCGTTAGTCGTATTGGGAATACCTGAGCGTAAGAATACCCTTGCATTAAAACTAGAACCTGTAGAAATACCAGTCCAATCTCTTTCGTCTGGTGGATTTGTGCTAGTTCCCAGAGGAACATTTCCAGAAGGTGCTTCAATAAAGGTTAGGGTATTATCAACTATATTAAAGTTTCCTTTAACTTTAGTCACCAACTCTCCTGAGGGATAGAATCCTACAGAGGTTCCCAACCAAGATCTGCGAACTCTCATTCTGTTTGTAATACCAATTCCAACGCTTTCTATAAGCATAATTTCATTACCAACTTTTATCAGATCACCGCCAAAGAATGATGTTATTCCTGACAGATTAATTAAGTCATCTGTAGTAGAAACAGAATCTGATAAAGTCGTCGTCAATGCAACAGAAACGACTGGAGACTGTATGATATTATCAATAGAAACAAGAACTTTGGAGTTCTGATTAGTTGCAACAAATCTATGAGAGGTTCCAATTCCAACACTTATAATATCTAAAGTTTCTGGTATCGTCTTCAACGCATTTTCCGCACTACTTGCCAGTTTAATTGCATTTCCACTAACATTTACTGCAAATAAATCTGCTGGCAATTTAGTCGTTTGACCAATTCCAGAAAAGTTGGAAGTTGATATTCCAATCGCTTGAGTTGATCCAGCTCCAGCATGATAATATTTGATAGCTTCACCCGAGACAAAGAAGTGGTTTGGTATAATGATAGTGTCTGCATCAATACTGACAATAGAAGAATCGCTTCCATCAAATAGTTTCTCAAAAATGGGATCATTTTTATATGTTAAGTTGAATGATCTCTTGATGTCCTTTTCATTTCCCTCATACAATCCATATCCAGTTTCTAAAGATCCATTGTTGAAATCAATTTCATCTTTTTGATCATCCTCATTTCTGAGAGCGTTCATGTATACATTTACATCAACATTAACGCCTGGAATTGGAGTGAATAGGACCTGAGTCGTGGCAGCTGCTCCTACAGGAGATTTGATAATTCTAGAACCAATTGTACCCAATCCAGAGAGTGTTTCCACGTTACCAAACTCCAAATCATAAGTCTCATAAGTTGGAACTTCTGGTTGATAATCGTCTACAACTATGAATTCTGATAATTGATACTCATCATTATCGGAATCGCGAACTTGAACCATAAAATAACCTACATCATAAGTTCCATCACAAGGATACTCTGATATCACTGTTTCCATTGGCGTTGTTGTAGAGGCAATGGAGGTCGTTCTAGACTCAATTCTTGCATGTTTCATATCAATAGATTCTGGACCACTAAATGTAGACTTTGCGAGTCCTACAGTGATTGTATTGATTACTCCAGTAGATCCAATTCCGACAGATGAATTTGGGATAAAATCCACATTCAGATTCGATCCAGAAATGTAAGCAAAATATGTTCCAAACCCAGTTACAGCACTTGGTCCAGAACTTGTTGTCAGTTGTCCATATTCTGTGGCAGAAACATCAGTCCCATTATGGATAATATTCAACTGCGTAAATTCAAATTCATTTCCACCAAAAGAATCTGCAGTTATCTGAACAAGAACTTTTGCTGAACTGTATGAACTAGAAATTCCTACAATTGTAGATGAATATCCATAAGAAATTGCAGTGCTCTCTGTATGTATCAAACTATTTCCGATTACGGTACTACCAGCAGATAGTAGATTGTCATCCAAATTATACGAAACACTTGTGATGTCATAATCATTTATTGAGAATTTTGTTGGGAAGAATTGTACTTGACCATCAGATCCTGAAATTGTAAAGTCAAACGATCCTTGATCGTATGCTGTTTCTACTCTTCCGTATTGGTTAATATATCCAAAAGATCCGTCATGAATTAGATCAAGAATCATCAACTGCCTTTGTTGATTATATCTCCTATCTTTTACATATGTGATATATTTTATTGCTCTCTTTTCAAAAATATCAAATACGTCTATTACACTGAAAGTAGTTGGTCTTGGGCTACTATTAAAAGTTTGACTTACATCATCAACAGAAAGAACTCTATTTCCAACAGATTCTGAAAAATCTGTCAAAATTCTATTTGAGAAAATGACTTCAGTAGAAACAGTATTGCTGTTTACTTGAAGAGAGTTTTCTTTTACAAGATCAAAATCATATACGCAATTTAAGTCAGCAGTTCCTGTCAAGTTATTAATAACTTCAAAAGATGTTAAATCTGTGGATAATCCAACAACCAATGATGTTCTATTGTCTGGTGAAGATTCTAATTGATAATCTGAGAACTTTTTGAATCCAACACTATGGTTTAAAATTGAAACAGGGTCGTTCCACTTTTCATATGGAACTCTCGATCTTAAAGAGTATGAGAACTTTTGATAATAATCACTATCCTGAATTCTTTGAGTATTTTCATTCAAAAATCCCGATGTTGTCTGCAAACCATCAATTACATTGGATGAACTGCTTAGATTGAAATAAGAATCTGGAGATTTAACACTGATTGCTACTCCTTGCGTTTTTGATGTTACACCTTCAATCACTTCATCTACGATAAAATTATCTTTTGAAGAAATTCTCAAAATACCAGTTTTGGGGTTCCATCCCTCTACAGTACCAAAAGATGAATTGGACTTTACAGATTCTCCTGACAAATATTCATTATTCTTTAAAGTTGTCTCAAAAATTGGGAAATATTTTTTGGGTATAATTCTTCCCACAGAGTTAATTGGATCAAAAGTTCCTGGAGTGTCTGAAGAATTTTCAAAAAATTCTGAAAGATTATAAGTTACTGATCCGATTCCACCAATGTTCTCATCAATTGACGTGATAGTAAACAATTTATAGTCATATGCATCAGAGTTGTAACCCCTACCAGTATCTCCCACTCCAATACTAATATTCTCAATGAGAACCTCATCATTTTCTTTAAATGGAAAGGACTCAATATCACTAAATCCAGAAGAAAGAGTGACTGTTACATCTTTTGATGTGTTATTAAAGGAAATAGAACTGATTCCAACACCGTTACTATTTCTGATTGGAATAATTTCTGGAATCAAATTACTTATACCATTTGTGTTCTTTAAAATCTTTACATGCGAATCTCCAAGAGAATATTGAAGATCTAGATCTTGAACTACGTTTTTTGTTCTCCCATCGACCACAATCAAATCTGGTGAGGTAGTATATCCTCTTCCTACAGAAGTAATTCCTATAGAATCTATAGAGTAGAGTGGATCAATCTTAACAATCTGTGGCATCATGATACTTGGTCTCAGAGTATTATCTGAGGGGAAGTTATAACCAATATCGTTTATTTTAGTTTTTTTGATTTTTCCAATCGTACTACTAGAAGCTTCAATAACAGCATTAATCCCATATGTGGAGTTTATTGTAGAGATTCCTGGAAGCGAAAAATAATTCCCACCAGAATTTTTGATATCTACCTTGGATATTGGCCCATATGCATGAGTACAGTTTGTTTTATATGAAATTTTAGATATTGAAGATGCATATGATACTGCCTCTGGAGATTCTTCTAGGTTGTATGTAAACGCTGTTGGAGATACAGTGGAGATTGTATATCTACCATTATACTTGCTCTCTTTTACTTCAATCTCTGATCCAGATATAACATCCAAATCAACAATAGAACTACCCTTCTCCTGGGGAAGATCGCTTTCAAATACTGGATCCAATCTATAATAAAGTGTTTTGGGTATTGTATTGTCAATGGAAATAGAAACTCTTGCATCTGTGGATACTCCAATCGAACCAAATTTTTGAACATTAAATTTGGAATTTTCATCAGACTTATTCCATATGTCTGTAAAATTCTTATCAGAGTAGAAGTTAAAATCAAATGCAGAGTACAATGTGGATAGATTGATATATGAAAGAGAATTATCTGATAGATCAAAAATTAACTCAGAATCTTTAAAGGCACTTATTGGGGGGTTAATAGGACTGATAGTTCCAGAAGAAATTCCAACAATTCCAACAGTACTTGGAGATAATTTTTTAGAATCGTAGAAATTATCTGAAAATTGGATTGTATTATCATCTAACTTTACAACATAATAAATTTCATTATCCCCCAAACCACTTAGTGGTGATGAAGTTGTGTGAATTATCTTTTCCCCAGTATAGAATCCGTGATTTTGAATTGTAATTGTATTCCGAGCCGTATTGACACCAACGGCATCATAATCTCTTGGATTGATAACCAGTCTTCTATTGTAATCATTATATTTTACAACCAAAGTTGTTGATGTTGATGGATTTACATTTACAAGAACTTCATGGTTGCTATGCAATCCATGAGTTTGAGATGTTGATACGATTACTTGATTTCTTGCAACAGTTCCAGTGAGTACATCATAATTTGTCGATAAACTATGATATGTTCCTGTTCCTATGCCAGTAAAATATAATGTTCTAGAATCTTTATATGTTTCTGCAATACCAACAAACGAACCAAGAGTGTTTAATCCAACCCTAACAGTAGAAAGACCAATTAGATCCTGATTTATTTTTGCCACGAAAAGTTTCTGTTGGTCCAATAGAGTTTTTTCTGTAGATATATCCAACTCCTCTACATAAGATATTCCAGAACCAGAATTTGTAGAATAAGTTAATTCATCACCAGTATTAAGATTATGATTTTTTATATAAATTGATTTTGTTGGAATAAAAATCTCACTAATGCCAGTTCCTGGATTTGAGAATGATATCGTCGTTCCAATACCAACTCCGAAAGTATCCCCCAGTGCGACAGATTCTGATGGGTTGAAATATATCTCTTTATTGATAGAAAAGTCATAGTCCTTTTTTGATCTAGAATCAATATAAATTTTTCTTGAATCCTCCACCATCTCTGCACCAAAACTGTGAGAATCTCCAGTTATGCTTCTCAACACTCTAATTCTTGATAACCTTGGATCGATGTTCAATACTTTAATTCTCTCAGAACCAATAGTAAGAATATCATTTTCTCTTATATTTGGATAACTCAGATCACCAGAGACATTGAAGTATGTGACTATTCCTGTTACTCCAACGGACGATATTCCTGAAGAATCTGTCCCCACTCCAATGATGGAAAGTTTGTTATTTAAAATTTTTGCTGAATACGAACCTTCTATTTTTGAGGATGATGTGGAAAGACCAGAAATGTTGATAATATCTGAGTTTTTAAATTTATGAGGATTTTGAGAATAAATGACATATTCTCCCTTGACTCCAGATGGATATATTTCAACACCACCAATAGTACTCTTAGATAAACCGACATTATTAACATCTCTACCCTCAATTAGAGAAACTTCCGCAGAAACTTTATTTCCAGAAACACTTTTATCCTCAAATGATAGAGAATCGCCGACCTGATAAAAATCTCCAGGATTGCTTATTACAATCGAATCTATATTACCATATGATGTTGATTCAATATCAACGGTTTGTGATAGATTATTTGGAATATAAACATACTCATAATTTAAATCTTCTTCAATAAGATTATATGGATTTGTTACTCTGCACCAATTATTATCATTCAAATCTATCTCATCCTGATTTGAACCGCTTTGGAAGTTAAATGATATTGGATTATCTTTATAATTTTGTCCAATAAAATATGGGAAAGTCGGTCTTCTATACTTTGCAAATGGACCAGAAGAATCTATAGAACTATCATTGATTGTTGCAAAGTAAGCATATGTGCCATTTGGGAAATCTGGAGTAACGCAGAATCTGCCATTGTTTTCGTCAAGAATGTCGTCATTTCCAAGATTGAAGTGCTTATAATCCTCAACAAAGAATCCTTCTGGAAATAATGATATTGGAGGTCTTGAAGACTGTAAATCTAACTTATAACCAGACTTCATTTGGAGAACAACTCCACCAGACTTTGTTGCATAACCATATGGTCCATATATTGGATTTCCATCATATGCCCAACCAATAATTGGTGAGTGGTCTGTTGATTTTGCCTCCAAACTGTTTACACGTCTTAAATCCTTCTTTCCATATAATATTTTTCCGTCTTGATCAACCGAGAAAACGGATTCTCTCAACTTTCTTGGTGCATACAGGTGAGAATACTGTAGTCCCAAATTTTTATTCAATCCTTCCGAAATATATCCATCATCGTCGGTTATATTTGAGAAGTTCTTTTCAAATAAGTTAATTGTCCAAGTTTGTAGAATTGGTTTTAAGTCAATTCCTCTACCTGCTGATCTAACATCTATAGTGGTTTGATCATTGTACCCAGATCCCCCATAAACAACCTTTATCGATACAAGAGACCCATTTTTGATAATTGGAATTAATACTGCACCAACTCCACTACCATTGATATCTAAATCTGGTGGTGAAGTGTAATTTTCACCAGAATTTAATATTATTACCTCTATAATTTCTCCATCCCTTACAATTGCCTTTACCTGAGCATTTCTACCAGAACTTAATTCTACCTGTGGCAATCTTTCAAAATTTATAACCTCAGAAGATCCATATCCAACACCACCACTAGACAAATGTAAAGATGTTACTTCCCCACGGAAAATTGGCTCAATTTTTGCCTCAAAAGTTTCTGATTCTACAGAAGATATTCCAACTTTTCCAACTACTTTGACCGAAATGTCTGGGTAGTTGAAACTATGAGTTCCTGCACCAGAATTTGTAATGTTTACGTATTGATTTGTTCTGTAGAAGAAATCATCGTCTCCAGATTTTATCTCAGACAGTTTAAATACATCGTTATTTACTTTTGTCAAGTAATATTCAGAATTTGATGAAAGTCCTCCGATAGGAGACCCATTATTGACGTATTTTATAATTTCTCCCGAATTATAATCATGATTTTTTATTTCAATCTCGTTCAATGAAGTATTGATTCCAACCGAAGAAACTGTTCTTTTTTTATTTTGATAGTTTGATCCAGAAGAAATAACATTAACAGATTCTACTATATATTTTCTGTTAAATGAATTTAAATGATGAACTCCAACACCAATTGAAGTTAAAGTGACAGTGTTTATTCCAACAACAGCATCCCCAGCGGTTTTGTGCAATGTTACTGTTAATGGATTTTTTGTTGAAACAAAATAAGAAGAATTTGTGGATATTCCTCCGACAGCTTGTTGATTATTTGTTCTGTAAATTACTTGCTCAGAATTTCTAAATTTATGATAGGTACTAAATCCAATTGTAGATAGTTCTGTCCCAACACCAATCTGCGACTGAGCATTAAACGGTGATGAATGATCAATGAATCTCATTGATACAGATGCCTTAGCATCCTGACCATTTCCACCGGTAATGCTGACAGTTGGAATATCCTCATAATCAAATCCAGAGTCTAAAACCCTAATTTCTTGTAGAGATCCTGATACTGAAACAAAACCTGTAGCTCCAACTCCAACTGGGTCTTTAATTTCAACTGTTGGTGGATTTATAATATCGTAATTGGATCCTCCAGACAGAATATCGACCATATCTATCTGCCCATAATGGATGAAGTCATTAGATTTATAATTTAAAATTTCAACGCCATTAATTAAAATTCCAGTAAATCCAGGATTGGTAATATAATCATTTCCATCATTTGTTGATTTTGAAATTTTTCTAAGAAGTTTTTGAGATTCTAATGTCTTTAACTTCAGATTAAATGGTTTGATAGTATTATTTGATACTGAAACTGTGGAGTTAAATTTTATAAACTTTGATTGATATATATTTGTTCTACTTCTCGAAAGTTTTATTGTAGATGACGATACTCTCTCAATAAAATATATTCCTTCTCCACCATCAGTTTCTGAAAAAAGTGATGATGCAATGGAGGTTTCTGTTACCGATTGTCCATCATCATCAATGGTTGTTGTTGATATTTTTTCTGGACTATAATATACAGCATCTCCAGTATAAAATCCATGATCTACAAATGGAGAAATTTCTAACTCTTCACCAATGAAAGAACCAGAAAATGTTACTGATCTGTCTGTGGTTTCTATTGGTTGGGAACTATAATGTGGAATTGATGGAGAAGAAATTAAATACTCTCCCTTGTTTGACTTGCTCTCGTATACATTTTGAACATTTGTTGTATAGAAAGAAGCTTCTGGAAAGGAATTAGATACTAATCTAAGCAAGTTTCTCTTAAACTTATATTTGCCATCTAGTGGTAAATTTCCCTGACCCTTAATTACTATTGATTCTGAAGATGGTATATCAACCACTGTAGATGATCTCTCCACACCATCATTTGATATGATTGTTCCAATATCACCAAGTTTAAAATGATGGTCTACATTTAAATTGATTTTATATGTATTGTCGGAACTATCGATTAAAACGATATTTCCTACTTTATAGATTGGAGATATATTATAGAACCAATTTTTTGTTATTTGATTATCCGCAGATATACCAAGAGTTTTTATTTTTGCAGTATCACCCTTTTCATAATATTGAGAATCATCTGCATAATTTACCTCCCCCAAAACAGAATTGATTCTGAATTTTATTTCCTGAGCATTATCTATAACATATGCAAATGTGTTAACACCAACTACTGATTTATCAAGAATAGTTTTGGAAATATTTGTGCAATCAAAAAATTGATTTAGTGATTTTGAAGTATAAGATACGATTCCGACAGTATTATCTTCGTAAGTTACATATAACTCTCCTGGGCACTCAAATCCAACTGTAGAGTCAACAGTGATTGACTTTGCCCCAGAAGATACTCTATCAATGACTTGAGTTTTTGGCTGGACAGAAAATTCTCCATAAATTGCACCTCTTACGCCAATATCCCTATTATAACCAGCATCCAGTTTTACTTTATAAAATGTCTCTCCAATACCAACCCGCACTTCTTCAATATCTGCAATTGGCGCATATGCACTGGATACCTTGCTTCCATATGAACCTTGATATAAAGTTTTATTTTTGAGGTCCGACAGATTCCCTTCAATCAGTTCTACAACAAGATGATCCGTAATTTTGTAATTTGCATTTGATGGCGTTGACAAGGATTCTGATGGTCTGATTATTCTCACATCTTCATTATATAATGCCTTAAATAAGACCTCAAAACCTCTATCTGTACCTTTGCTTAGATAAAAATCTTTTGCATTTTTAATGAAGATGCTTTCATTCAATTGCTCAGCAAATTCTCTATTTTCTAATCCAGGAATGAGTTGAATTTTAGTCTTAAACAAAAATTCCTTAAGAAAAAGACAACTCAAATTTAATATTTCTGACCCAGCTGCATGATTAGAAGATTCTGTAGAATCAAACACCAATTCTTCGGGACTAATGTCGCTTCTATATGAAGAAACTCCACTAAAACCGCGAATACACCCAGTAAACGTAAAATCAGTTTTTCCAGTATATGTAATTATTTCATTCCCAATTTTAATGAGTCCATAAGAATCTGGAAAGTCATTTGTCCCAATATAAGACTCAGTAGCGTCAACAGTGATAGTAGTATCATCAAAATCGATGTCAGAAGCTAATTTTGCAGAATATGAAAGATTTGTGGTTCTATCTAACTTTGTATATTGATCAATATTTTGAATCAGGTCAATTGGAGCTCCCTGATATTCCTGAGCGATATAATATTGTCTTAAAAATTCCGATATTAATGGATATTGCTCTCTAACATAAGTCGGCAATTGATTTTGAACAATATTATTAAATTTGATTCTTTTTTCTGACATATTCTTAAATTATTATCTTAATATGCGGAACCTGAGGAACCAGATCCTGAGGATGTAATTGTGTTTGAAATTGTTTGATTTATTGTTGCTGCAGTACTACCTGTAGTACTACCCGTATTCCGTTGATTTAAACGTCCACCAGATCGAACCAGATTTCCATCTGGATAACTGGAAGATACAACATAATTTGAAGCAGATGGATCCAATCCTGATGAAATTTCATCCACGATAGTTTCAAAATTACTATTATTAATATCTAGTTGCAAATAAAGATCTTGTAATCCAATAACATCATTTGATTTTGGAGAGATTGATATCTCAATTATAGTTTGACCATCTTTTATCTTTCCAGACAGTATATTGATTGGATTGATGGTAATAATTCCCCTTACATAATCAACTCTACCAACATTTCTTCTTATAATTGCTGGACTTCGAGAGTTTTCTGATGGTAATGTGAATAAAAATAGAGATCCAGATTTTCTATCCCTATTTGGCAAGTCTGATAGATAAACATCTTGTTGAATTCCACTAACTTGAAATGCGGAAGTTTTGATATTATATCCTTCTGCAAATTTAACGTAAAATTCATTACCAAATCCAATAGAATACTCTGCAAAAGTGTTTAAAGAAACTCTGAGGTCTCTTCTCATGCTAATTGATGTAATATTTGATGTAATTGATTCATGACTATCATCAATTATCTTCAAAAACTTACTATATTTCAATCTGGCACCATATCTGTTCAATTCTGTTGATTCTGCATATTTATTTGCACTATTTTGTACGATACTGGATACAAAAGAAGATGTTGGAGCTAAATTTGAGTTGTAATACACTTTTGAATCGACTTCAATATAGAGATATTTCAAATCTAGAATTTCTGGAACTATTCCAGCAACTGCATACTTTTTAAGACGCATTTTTATGTCTTCTTTTGCCAAATTTGATAAAAAATCACCACTTCTGGGTTTAATACTGATAAACACCTTCCCATATTGCGGAGGGATAATCTCTTCTCCACCAAAAACTGAGATTGATTCGGTTTCTGGGTAGATTTTTGATGGAATCAGAACTTCATAGTCATTTGAAGTTACAGCTCTGTTTTGTGTAGCATATATTTGTGGTGCAAATTTCCGAATCGACTCAATAGACTCAATAGTTTGTCCACCAAGAGAGGGGGAAATCGTAGTAATCAAAGAAATTCCCGATGTTACAGTATATTCAGTTCCGTTTCTGGTATAAGATAACCTTCCAGAGAAAGAAAATTGATTTACACCATTGGCAGAATCGCCATTTGAAGAAATATAGTTAATTGTGATGAAATTTCCCTCTTCAAGTGCATTTCCAAATACTCCATCACCAAAGAAAATTTCATACCGTTCACCTTCAATCTCTTGCAAGTAAAAAACTTTTGAATCTGACCTAATTTCGAGTAGGTTATCTTGCAAACTATACTTAACTTGAGATGTTGCTTGCTCATTACTCCTTACCGATACGTTAATCAAGTCTGTATCGATGCCTGCATTGGGTAAAATGAACCTTTGATTGGGGTCTCTAGATGTAAATGTGAAATTTGAGGTTAAAAGATTGCCTTCATAAACTGAAATGTTTTCAAAAAAAGCAATTCCATTGAAAACAGGTACAGTTATATCCTCTATAATTGAAAATATAAACGATTGACTAGCAAATTTTGATGCAGATGTGATGATTGGACCTTTTTTAAGAGTAATTGATGCTGGGGGTGGTGTGATATTGGTTGTATCAACAAAAAAACTTACAGTTGCTCTAGCTGCTTTTCTTGATCTTGGTAAATATCCAATATTTTTTGCCAATGAAACTACATTTTCTCTTAAAGTTGCACTATCAATGAAGACTTCATTGGCAACCATGTTAGCATTATATGAAGTAATGTACGTATTATATGCTAATACATCAAGAATTGACGAAAGATTCGATCCCTCAAAGTCATAATCGGTAAAGTTTGAGTTAGATTGTAGATAATCTCTTAAAGATGTTTTAACCTGTTCAAAATCCAGGTTTGAAAAGTTGACTAATGGCATTTTTACCGAGTTGATTGCAATACAAACTGTAATTCTTGTGCAGGAACATCTACTCCCACAATTTCATAAATTATTGATACATTAAATGCGTGATTATCAAAGTCTGGATCAGCAGTTACTTGAATTAAATTTACTCTTGGTTCAAAATTTACAATTGATTGACGAATTTGATCCTGTATTTTAATTGCAGAAATATCATCAATGTTTTCAAAGAGAGATTGAGAGATATTTGACCCAAAATTTGGATTAAAAAACTTCTCTCCAGGTGTCGTAAAGACAATGTTTTTAATCGACCTGGCAATTGCTGTCTCATTTTTCAGGGCAAGTAGATCTTGATTCAGAGGATTTCTCTGAAACGTCATGCTAATGTCTTTAAATCCTTGACTTACCCTTTCTAAAGGCATGAAATATTATGATTCTGTTTTATTTATCGTTGTTTTTTTAAGTTTTTGAGATTTTTTCAGATACTTGTCGCTTGAAAGTTCTGTAATTAATGTCATTCCAGATTTAATAAAATCTTTACTCTTGTCTACTGGAGAGTTTGCCATGAGATTTTCCTCTGATTTGAATAAACCAGAACTTTTTTAGGGGTTCTATCCCTCAAAACTATTTATTTTCTCTTTCTTTGGATGTTTTCCAGAAATATTCTTCTTCATCACCAATTCCAAGACGATCATATCCATGTTCAACTTGATAATATTGTGTAGAAACTTTAAAGTCTGGTGTCTTTGGTTTTTCTGGAGTTAAACTATTGTCATAAATTCTTAACCTATTGTTGGGATATAGGCAAAACTGGCCGTTATTCAACTGAATCAGATTATGAGACTTGTGTTCTGCGGGATTTTCACTCGTCGCATAGTCCACATAGTCTGGATCATGATGATAATTGTCAATGGTACACACGTAGGATCCTCTCTGAGGTCCATGATCTCTTGTATAGCACTCAAAGTCCATCGAGCCTATAAACTTCTTGTCTATGGTCATTACACCATAGTCCATACAATTCCAAAATTGTAAGTTTGGAAGATTCATATCGGGATTCGGTGTCTTCGGTTCACTTACAAATGCACTAATTGGCAACTTATCATACATTGCCGCATACTCTGGCAAATATGTTTCAAAATAAAAAGCGCGTCCAGGTATCGATTTAACAGATACCCAAACGCCCTTTACAAATTGTCCGTGTCCACTCTGATGGTCCGTAAGATATTCTTTTCGGACCCATACTTCAATATAAGGTAAGTTAGAGATTAAACAAGACATATATTAAATTTTATTGACTTATATTCTATTTAACCTCGTCCTTGTCCACGATAACGCTTTTTAGCTTTATTACGAGAAGTCGCGGCATACTTGGTATGTTTGCCCATTCCTTGGCGAGTGTTTTTCGGAGTTGGAACAATCAGATCTCCGGTCTTTGAACGCATTGCCATAAGTCTTTACCTCAAATTACACGAGTCTTTTCATGACCGACACGAATGCGTGGGTCACACCAGATCTCATAACCTGCTTCTTTTGCATCGAGACAGAATGAGACATCCTCGCCACACATGTCTTGAACTTCACCACTTTCAAATACCTGCATCTTAGGCGCAAACCATGGATAAGGCATTTTTTCATTCTCAAATACGCCATTCTTAATCATGACCCATCCAAAACCTGTGTAATCTACAGTGAATGGTTTCTGACGATTTGCCATGGTCTCCAGTGTTTCATGATTCATGACACCACCATTGCCACGGAAGTCCTCTTCATCTAACCAGTGTGCAACAGAAGATGTTTGACCATCCTCTGTACAATACCAACCAGCAGTGATATCACGCTCTTCACCTTCAGCAGGAACTGCAAGATCACAAAGTTGCCAGAACTTCTGAGAGTTAAAGACAATATCACTGTCAATCCACAGTTGATAGTCATACTTCAGTTTGCCGTCCCAAGGTACCTGGTTAGGTCCACGAAGAACATTCGCACCAAGACACTTACAACGTGCGAAGTTTACCATAGATGAATAGTCTTGACTGATCTGAATGGCCATACCATTCTGTACCATATCAAAACACATTTGTACAAAGTTTTTTAGAAAGGTGTATGAACATCCTCTTCCAGGAAGACAGAATACAATTGTCTTTCCTTTCATACGCTCCTTGATTGCATCATAATTCCACTCTTCCTCTTTGGGTGCAGTGGGCGCGTTTGCTTTAACAGTAAATCCTTTAGCCATAAGTTTGAATTGACTTCATATCAAGTATAACAGTTTATATATGTCTTGTCAATTCAAAACTGTTATTTCCTCATATGACAAATCCTCAATCACATAATCGGTTTTCATTATACCGACCATACCATTGAGGGTTATCCATGTCTTCTTAAATTGTCCTTCTGTTAGATTCTTGTATAAACATTCATTCTTTGCATATATGTGATAAACCTTTTGGGGCGCAAATTTTTCTGGCAAAATTTTTTTCTCCAAGTGAAATCAAAAGTTGAATTATATATACCTCTCGAATTCGGTCCGTTGTAGGTTAGGGTAGTTAGGGTTTTTTATATACGCAACGCCCGCCATCAACCAACGCCCACAATCGCGAACAACTGCCGATACTGTAAGTCTACCACATTTGCCGATCGATGTCAACAATGCGCCGATGATTGCCGATGCTTCAGAGATAACTACCGACACCCGCTAAGTGATAACGAATGCCGATAGCTGCCGATGATCCGATGTTATCAATTAAACAACAGATCTGCGATGTCGTTGATAGTTTGCTCACTCTCAATATCAGCGACGATAACATCAAGAATGGCAAGAATCTCATTGCCGTTGTTACCGACCTTGAGCATACCGAGTGCAGTTGAACGAGTCATAATAAAAAAAGAAAAGTGTTAGTGAGTGCCGATACTTTATCAGTTCATACGCATACCAGAGAAGAAAGGAATTGGCGATCCGTTGTAGTTCACGAACCACTGATAGTTGCGATGGAAGACATACTCACCTGGCAATCCATTCGCCGATAGAATGGCATTCAAGCGAGACTTTGTGGTCTTTGATTGATAACCCCCGTCGAATAATTGTATCCAACCTTCGCCGATCTTTGAGATAAGATTGCCGAACAAATAGACATGGGCGACATCATCAACTGTTCGAACTGTAGTGTTATCGAGTGACCAAGAATCGCCGCTCTCGATTGCTTTGTTCATCAGAGTTTCGATCTTACGCATGTGTGTTGTCGATGCTTACACTACTGGTACGATCAGAAGGTGAGTAACTTTGAAGACCTGCGAATTACCAACGGTCAGGTGTACTCAGGTCCTCTACATAAGCATCACAACGTTCCGAACCTTCCAACTTAAATAACTTCTCCCATTTGATATTATGGGGGTCGAAGTCATTCAGTGCTTCAATTTCCAAGGTGATGCGATACTTACTCTTCTGTGCTTGATGATAGATAGCAGGCATGATTGGAAGGTGCGAGTGTTACTTTGTTATTATAGATCGTCAGAGCGAAACTGTCAATCTACCGCAGACTATTTATCAGAAGTCCTTATGAATTTGCGAGGTTCTGTGTGGGATTTCTGATCGCGGCGGACTTGACATTTCTGCGCGGTGATGATAGAATGAGGTCCAAGATCGCTATAAGTTCTCACATTTATTCACACCTTTATTCAGAGTAAGTTCTCACATTTATTCATAGGTAATCAGAGGCATAAGTCACAAATAATCAATGAATATACTCCGCAGATACTGTCAAGTAACCACGGAGTAACTGTCAAGTAACACGAGAGATAAAAAACGAAAGTATATTTATTAAACCATTTTTAATTGATTTTGAATCATTTTTGTGAGTGATTATACTTAAATTAGTTGTTATTTTCGGATAGAAGATCGTTCAGAGTTTCTTCACCATAATGATCAACAATTTCTTCTTTGAGTTCTTCCTCGGTCCATGTTTCCATGTTCTGAGCAATAGTCTCAACAGCGAAAATGATGAGAGTATTCATATCCATACCATCTACAATATGGTAGGCATAGTTGTCTTTAAGAGCGTCAAGTTGATCGTTGTTCATGTTAGCGAAGAAAGTGGAAGTTGTCATGATTGAATGTTAGTTTGCGAGAGTTGCTGATTGATACTGACCGGAAGAATAAGCATAAACATTATGTGCTATCCAACCGTGATCTGACGTGTAGATGTAAACATACTCTGCACCACAGTTATCACATTGCTCAAACAATTCGTCTGTAGTGGTTGCTAACTTAGGAGGACAATCTTCACCCCGTTGAGAATAATACTCAGGAGCATATTGTCCTTCTGGCAGTTGCTCACCCCAGATGGAATTAGTCCAGCAAGATGACATATCTCCACCATCAATCAGATCGGATGCTAACTTACGAGAGTTGTATTGCTCTCCTAAAGTTTTACCCAACCACTGCGGATAACCATCCCAATGATGATAAGCAGAGACATAATAACCGGGTCTGTCTGACAGTTGAATTGCGATTCTTGCGTTAGTAGACATAATCAGTTGTAGGGAAAGAAAGAAGAAGTGGTGGATTCTGTTGTGTAAGGAACTTCAAACTCTCCACCGAACATTTGATAGTAGAAGTCACTGAAGATGGCAAAATCGTCAGGTGTTTCGTTGTTCCAAACTTTGAGAACTTCGGAGTAGATTTGGTCTGTCATGATTGATTGCTTACACTACTGGTACAATCAAGAGGTGAGTAACTTTCAACGAGAGAAGATTTCGTCGATTGTTTCACCGATTGAACGAGATTCAGGTTCGGGTGATACAAACTCAGCAGCACGATAGAGTGCTTTGGAAGTGAATGAACGTGCATCATTGTTGGTCCAAACTAACACGCCGACCAACACAATTAA